GGAAGACGAACCCCTTGCCGATATCATAGAATCGATGATACGGAACGAACTCGACCGTATGCCCTTTGAAGCCATGAACGACATGATGTCGCGGACGGTTCCCATACAGGGGGGCGGCCTGTGGCTCATCGAGTGGGACAACACACAGCGGACGCATAAGACCGTGGGAGAGATAGTAGTATCGACACTGCATCCCAAGCAGTTCATACCGCAGGACGGCATATATGATCGCATCAGCGATATGGACTATGCCATCATAAAGGTTCCTGCGACAAAGGAATACATCAACCGCAAATATGATGTCAATGTCGATGACGAATCCGAATCTGAACCCGAAGTAAAGGGAACGGATGACGAAGCCGAAACCGCAGCCGATATGGTCACGCAGTATGTCGCATACTACAGGAACGACAAAGGCGGCATAGGCGTATTCTCATGGGTCAATGCTTTAATCCTCGAAGACCTTGAAGACTATCAGGCGAGACGGCTAAAGAGATGCGCCAAATGCGGCATGGAAGAAACCCCCGACATAGAGCCGTTGACAGAGCAGACTCTCGACGGCACGAAACCATATGATGCGTCTCAGCCCACGACATGGAACAACATGGCAGACAGCCAGATGACAGAATTACTGGGCGAAGTTCTGCCCGACGATATGGCAGTTCTCCCTGATGATAAGCCCAAGAAAGGCTCATGCAAATACTGCGGGTCCAATAGCTGGGAAGAATCCGAAGAGGAATACGAGACCGTCACCACTCCCATTCAGCGAAGGGGACAGCCTATACCGGGCATGGATATGCTTACAGGCCAGCCTACCAAGATACCCTATTACAAGCCTGATATGTACCCTGTGGTTCTTCAAAGGAACGTCAGCGTGTTCGGACAGCTCTTGGGTGAATCCGATGTCGACAAGATAACCGACCAGCAGAACACGACCAACATAATACACGGCATCATCATAGACAAATTATCCGTCGGCGGGTCATACATGACATTGCCCAACAAGGCATACATCAAAACAGACCCTGCACGCAAGAAAATCATTAATGTCGACAATCAGACAGACATGAGCTTCTTCAACTCATTCTCAATGGACGAACCCATTGATGCGGATATGGCATACCTTGAACTGGTCTATCAGGAAGCACGGCAGGCTATAGGCATAACAGACAGCTATCAGGGACGCAAGGACAACACAGCCACATCGGGCAAAGCCAAAGAGTTCGCCGCCGCGCAGTCGGCAGGAAGGCTTGAATCCAAGCGGGTCATGAAAGATTCCGCATTCGCAGACCTGTTCGAGGCGATGTTCAAGTTTAAGCTGGCATATGCGGACGAGGCGAGACCCGTTGTTTCGCAGGACTATAAGGGCAACACGCAGTACACGGAGTTCAACCGATACGACTTCCTCAAACAAGACGAAGCGGGCGAGTGGTACTGGAACGACAGATTCATCTTCGCCTGCGACACATCGTCACCTCTCGCATCGAACCGCGAAGCCATGTGGCAGGAAACCCGGCTGAATCTCACAAGCGGTGCGTTCGGCGATCCCACGAATCCTCAAACGCAACTTCTGTTTTGGACTATTATGGAGCAATTGCATTACCCCATCTCCGGTCAAATCAAACAGTACATACAGGATATCCTCCAGCAGCAGCAGATTCAGCAGCGGCAGATGATGGCTCAGCAGCAGATGCAGGCGCAGCAGTCACAGCAGATGCAGACCCAGCAGATGCAGGGCGAACAGAAACAACAACAACTGACGAACGAAGCAGACCAGCAGAGAGCAATAGTAGATGTAAAACGGCAGGCGAGGGAAGACGCAATGAAAGCCTCGCAGATGGGCAGACCGCCCATAGAAGGGAAGAAGTGATATGCTGACTAAAATGAAAACCGCATATGCCAAAGCGAAGCCGAAGATTAAAGCGCAGTATGATATCATGAAACCGAAACTTGAGTCCGCATACGCAAAGGCAAAGCCCAAACTTGAATCCGCATACGCCAAAGTGAAACCCCTTGCGCCGGCAATGAATAAAACGGTTAAGACAATGCCCGCGAAACCTCTCGCAATGATGAAGAAACGCATAGCGAAACCGAAGTTTCCAAAGTGACCATCGCCTGCAAGAGGCGTTTTAAATAGATTTAACAGCCCATTAAAGGAGGTGAATGTACATGGAAAAGAAACCCGCAGTCAAGAACACGGGCAGTCAGGTCGTTGAAGCAGCCAACAAGCAGGCCAAGAACAAGGGCGGCAAAGTGCTTCGCGGCAAAGACCTCAGAGTTAAAGGCTAACTCAATCAGCATTCCCCCGCAGGAACGCGTAAAAATCCAATCTCGCAGGAATAGCGCAAAAATCCAAAGGAGACAATCATGGCAGACGAAATTAAGACGGCAACAGGCGTAAAAGAGCAGGAGACCGCCGCTCCCGCAGCCGTTAAAGATACATTCGTGCAGGGTGAAGATGTCATAGACGAAATCGACGACACCGATGACCCTATTACGATAACCGATGAAGACGATACCCCCGCTCCTGTGGGCAAAACAGTCAAACAAGTCGAAGCCGAACCCGACCGCAACGCAGTCTATGCGGATATGCGGAGACGGGCAGAATCGGAAGCGAGAGTCAAGGCAACGCAGGAAGCGCAGAGCATCGCTCAAAAAGAAGTCGACAAAGTGTTCGCCGACATGGGCTTGAATGACCCCTATACGGGGAAACCCATCAAGACCAAAGCGGAATATGACGCATACAAAACCCGTCACAACACCGAAACAATTTCCAAAGAACTGAGCAAAGCGGGCATTTCGCGCGAAGCAATGGACGCATTGATTGATTCGCATCCCGCAGTTCAGCAGGCAAAGATAGCCGCCACAGCCTATGAGTCAGCGCAGAAGCAGGCACAGGAAGGCGCGGCTAAAGTTCGTTTCGATTCACAGCTCAAGGAAATCACCGAACTTGACGCAGACATTAAGACTGTCGATGACCTGTTCAAACAGCCGAACATCGATACCATAAAGTCGTACATCAAGAAAAACGGTCTGTCAATCGTGGAGGCTTACAAGTTAGCCAATATGGATAAACTTTCAGGCAAACAGGCATCGGCAGCCGCCCAGTCCGTCTACAACAAAGCGACATCAAAAGACCACCTGACATCGACGGCAGTACGTGGACAGGGCGAAATCTCCATGACAAAGGCACAGCTCGAACAATACAGAAGACTCACCGGCAAGACGGACAAGCAAATCCGAGAGGATTATGCCAAACATCTCAAAAAATATTCGTAAAAAGCGAAAGGAATAAATCATGGCTTTTAAAATCCACAGCGTTTTAGCAGAATCCCCCGCATGGCTGTATCTGCCGACTAACGCGGCAACATACACCGTGGGGCTGGCGATGGTCGATGTCTCAGGCTATCTGACCACTGTTTCCTCAGGGTCAGGGCAGGACACGGCACTCGCGCATTACATCTGCATGGCTGATGCCACAGTCGCCACAGACGGCGATACCATACCCGTCATCAAGGCGGCAAACGATAGTGTCATATGGGAAACCACTCTCTATGACGACGATGCCGATATGCTTGTGGGCGAGGTTCACACTCTCCACACAGACGGAGCGCAGATCACGGCGACAACCACAAGCGGATGTTTTGAAATCGTAGAATATGTCGCACGGACAGCAGGCTCTGTAATCCGCGGCATATTCATAAAGTGAGGTACACATGGCTAATATAACATTTGGTTTCGGCTCGCACGTAGCCGATTCCGTATTCGGATATTCACAGGCGCCCATCCGCTCCATCATCGAGGACAGGGCAGAGGCGCAGGAAAAATTAAGTGTTCTCCCGTATCTGTTCAATATGCAGAAGACGGACAAAGCACTTGACAAACTCACCAGTTTAACCGCAATGACCGGATTCCTCCCTGTAGGCGAGAACGGCGCATATGTCGTTGACGGTATGCAGGAAGGCTATTCCAAGATAATCGAGCAGGACACATGGAAAGACCAGTTCTCGATTACACAGGAAGCCGTTGAAGACGCGGTCGCCATCGACCTCAAAAAGAAACCCAAAGCGTTCACCACGGCCTATTACAGAACGCGTGAGCAGTTCGGCGCAAGGTTCTACGGCAACGCAATCAAACTCGCCAACACCTTTACGCTCAACGGTCACACGTACAACTGCCAGTCGGCAGACGCAGTCGACTTGTTCTCGACAGCTCATCCGTCAAAAGTAAGCGGCGACAATCAGTCCAACTACTTCGCAGACGCTTTCTCGGATGACGCAATGGGCGCAATGGAAACCGCAATGCAGAACTTCAAGGGCGACAACGACAATCTCTTAGCCGTGTCTCCCGACACCATCCTCATTCCCAATCTTCACTCTCTGAAGAAATCCGTATTCGCGGCAATCGGCGCAGACAAAGACCCCGACACAGCCAACAACGGCTTCAACTATCAGTTCGGAAAATGGCGCGTCATCGTATGGTCGTTCCTCAACGATTATATCACGGCTTCGACCGCACCGTGGGTCATGATAGACTCCGGCTACAACGAAGACTATGACGGCGCAATATGGCTCGACCGCGTACCCTTAACCGTGAAATCCGACATTGACCTGACCACCGATGCCAACGTATGGCGCGGCAGAGCGAGATTCAATGCAGGATTCAATGACTGGCGTTTTGCCGCTGTCGGCGGTGTAGCAGCCGGCACAGCACTCCTGTAAGGGGGTAATGTAATGTCTATTGAGTATACTCGTTTAACTAACCTCGAGGTAACCGGTATTATGAAAATAGGGGGGTCGTTTATACCCCCCGAGGTTGCCGGTGATACCTTTTATGTAGACGTCAACGCGGGAAAGACAACCAATGATGGTCTGTCATGGGAAACTCCGTTGAAGTCGCTGATGCCCGCAATCGTATTATCTAACGCATCTATAGCAGCGGGGGCGTCCGGATGGGCGGCCAGAAATCGCATCTATTACAAAGGAGACAACAACGAAGCGTCTAAAGAGACCCTTATAACACTTGCGAACAAATGTGACATTATCGGTGTCGGCTCGTATGACCATAAGCCCTATCCCGAAATGAT